GGTGCCTCACGCAGCCCCCGGCGCCCGGGTACGCCTGCGGCTTCGGGCAGCCCTTCACTGGACACGGCTCGTCGGCGGGCGGCTCGTCTGGCACCGGCGGGGCCAGTTCTGCGCCCATTAGAACAGGTACCTCAACGGCGTGACTTGGATCACGGAATAATTCACCTGATGCGTGCCCGCAGCCGCGCTGTCCTTGTACGCCTGCATCGTGAACGTGGCCGTTCCGGCGGGCAGGGTGTAGGTCGCGTATCCCGAGTGCTGCACGTTCCCCTGCACGTTCGTCCCACAAATCATGCCCCATCCGGCGTGCCCGCCGCCCACCGACGTCACCCCTGCCGCGATGGTGATCGAGCCGGACACCCTCGGGCAGGCCCGGGTGAACGCCGGGGATGCCGGAAGGTTGATCCAGTGCCCGCAGTGCACCGCGACGAGCATGTCGGCGGTGGCGTGCGGGTTGGTGATCGAGACGGCGCAGGCATTCGTCGGCAGGTCCGTGAACGTGGTCGCCGTGACGGTGTTCGTGCCACCCGAGTACCCGGCAACCTCGTCGGGCAGGGTGAGGTCGGCGGCCTTTAGCTTGGCACCGGCAAGAATGGTCATCTCTGCCTCTCAGGGGATGTAGTAGGTGGGCTTGAAAAGGACCACGGCATCGCCGTCGGAGTGGCTCGCGGCGACGCCGTTCACGCTGCGCGTCACGGTGAAGGTCTGTGGCGACGAGGTTCCGCTGATGGCCGTAACGGTAATGCGCTCGCCCCCGACCACAATGTCAAAGTCGCCGTCGCCGTGGCTCCACAGCATTCCATCGTCGAGCGCGACCGACAGGCTCGTCGTCGAGCTGTTGTGCGCGCCGTTGAGCGAGCTATCGGCGTCCCACCGGACGTCTTCGGCGACCGTGGCGTCGATGGTGGCCGAGCGGTACGTAGCCGCGGGCTCGCAGACGAACGTGATCGTGTGCTCGAACTGAGAGATCGTTTCGTTCGTCCCGATGATGATTTGATCGACGTCATCCGGCGGTAGCCACGACGGCGGGTTGCCGACCGTGAGCCGATCCCCGACGTCCGCGGTGAGCACCTTGCGCGTGAGGTCGGCGTCGGCCACGAAGTCGGGGTGTGCGAGGTTGATCGAGATCGTGGGCCAACGCGCCTCGTCAATCGTTCCGGCATGTACCGCCCATCCGGCGCGCTGCGCTACCTGATCGTCCGCGGACAGCGACAGTGACAGCGAGGTGTCGTAGAGGCCGACGCCGTTCGGTGGGTCCTGCGTCGACATCGAACTCGTGGTGTCCTCAACCGTGGCCGAGCTTCCGTCGACCCGCGTCACCGTGACCTTGTTGCGAGTGTTGCGGTCGTCGTCCACCGGCTCGAACTGCTGGAGATTCTGGTTCGCGTAGTCGAGCGGCACGACGGCGGCCTGCCCGAAGAGCGATTCGAGAGACCGGTAGGCGAGCCCGTATTCTTGGCGCGGCTCGTAGAGAACGCCGCCATCCGCCGCCTCGCACTCCCGCACGAGCGCCAGGAACGATGCCTGTCTCTCATAGCCCATGAGCTCGGACTCGCCGCCGTAACCGGCCAGCCACGACGTCACCGAGTTTTCGTTGAGGATGCGGTAGGCCCGCAACACCGCCTCTTCGCCACGGTACGCGGCGAGCTCGTCCTGTAGATCGAAAACGGTCGTGATGGTGTCCTCGACCGTCACGTGCCCGATCGCCGTGTCGCCGAGGTTGGCACCATTCGGATTGATGATCACCTGCGTGCAGGCCCCGAGCGTGGCCGATGCCACGTTTCCGGTGTTGGTCCACCCCGTGCTCTGCTCCGGTTCGAGTTCGGCGATCAGGAAGTCAACCCCCGCGCCGTTCTTACTGGCCTCGACATCGAGCCGCAGGGGTACGGAGTTGACGCCGCCGCCCACGCCGGTTGCTTGGGTCGTATTGAGAACTCCGCTCGCCGTCGTCGCCACACCGAGGTTGGTGTAGGGCTGCAGGTAGAGCTGCCCGCCGCTCGTCGTCTGGTAGACGACGTCAATCCACCCGAGGGTGTTGTTGGTGTAGATGCGAGCGATCACCGTATTGTTCGCGATGCTCGTCGAGAGCTTGAGAAGGAACCGAACCTGGAACTTGTCAGTGTTGGTGTACGGCGTGACGGGGCAGTAGAAGCGCCCGGTCCCCACGGTGGGGATAGCGTCGGAGCAGACGAAGTCCGAGTAGGCGGCGAGCGAAGGCGTACCGCGGACAACGGCAACCCGGCCACCGTCGATGCCAGCCGTCATCGTGGTAGAGCCGTCAGAGTCCTCGAAGGGCCAGTAAGCGCGCAGTGCAGAGCCGATCGCCCTCGTTCCGTGGAACAGGGCACTCGCGACCGGAGAGTTGCCCTGCCCGAGGCGACGCAGAATGCCCGAACACTCAACGGGAACGTAGACGTCTCGGCCGCTGCGGTCCCACTTCTGAGGCCACTCTGCCACCTCGCCATAGAAGCGGTAGTGCCGGTTCGAGACCGTAGCCCCACCCTGGCCGGTCCACGTGTTGCCGTATGAGTCGGCGAACGACGACGCCCCGACGGTCCGCGTGGTGAAGGCGGGCTTGGCGACGATCGAGCCGCCGATACCGTTCCTGATCTCCAGGTCGTAGCACTCGCCACGCCAAGAGAACGTAGAGAGCAGCGCATTAGCCGAGTTGAAGATGCTCGTCGTCCCCGCGGTAGTATCGGCCGAACCGAACTCGATCCACGTCCCACTGATCGTGTTGTCGTCGCTGTAGTAGAACCGCGCCGTCTTGCCACCGGCGCCGTTGTTCACGTCGAGCGTTGCTCGCACGGCGCGGCGCCCGGTCGTCGGTCCGGGGACCGGCTCGCTGGACGAGAGGGTGTCGTAGTTAGTCCCGTCGGCACTCCAATACATGACGAGGTATCCGGCGGTCGTCACGTAGATGCCATAGCTGCCCGTCTTGAACGGCCCGATGAAGGTCGGAGCGATGGGGCGCCACGAGAACATCCATGCGTCTGCCCTGATATCGATGTCGCCCGTGATGCTCAGAGCTGCCGAGTCTGGGGTCGAGAAGTAGTAGCCCGAGCCGAGCGGCTGACGAGGCATCCCGTTCTCGACCCACGCGCGCACCTTCGTGTTGCGGCCAATCTTGCCGTAGTAGGCGCCGCTCGGGTTGCGAGGTGACCAGCGACCGTCGCGGTTGTTGAGCGTGAGGGTCATGCTCGACGGGTCTGCGAGGCCACCCTCTGACGACTTCCCGCGCCGGACGTCGATGGAGTCGCGCGAGTAGACATAGGGGGTGATGTCCGTCCAAGCGCCATCGATGTAGAGCTCGACGCCCATCGGGAGAGGAGTAGCGGGGAAAGTCATCCGAGTACCGCCTGCACGTTGCCGCCGCGGGCTCGAACCGCACGGCGCATGGGATCGACGAGGATCTCGCCGAGCTTCTGCTCGCCGATCTGGAGGATGACGACGAACGGCTGTGACGAGGCGCCCGTCGCGCCGAGCATCCGCTCGGTGTCCGGGTTGCTGTGCACCTGCGTGCCCGGCGGTAGATCGAGGATCTCGGGGCCGTGTTCGCCGGTCATGACCATGTTCGAGCGGATACCGCCGGTCGCCGCCCGGCCCACGATGCCGCCGGTCGCCTTGTAGACGCCGAGCCCGTGGCCGTAGGTACCTGCGTTGACGTCTGCCAGCAGGCCACGCACCGAGAAGAGCTTCGCACGCAGCGCGTCGAGCCGGGCGTTCGCCGTCCCCGTGTTCACGTTGACGTTCGCGTTCGTGTTCTTGGGGATGGCGAACAGCCTGCCGGCGAGAGTCCTCGCCTGCGAGGCGCCCATGCCCATAGCCGTTGCCGTTGCGATGAAGCGCGAGCGTGCCGTCGCCATAATCGCGTTAGCCTCGGCCTGCGAGCCGCCCTGTGCGATGGTGGCCTGAGCGGCTTTCTTGGCTGCCGAGGCGATGCCGTCGAGCGCGTCCTGATTGGCGCGGCCCTTCTCGCTGCCGATGTCGAGGGTCCTGCCGTTTTTCCTGATCGCCTCGGTGGCGTCGTCGTAGCTCGATTCGAGCCCCCGCATCGCATCGCGCTGGCCGAGCAGCGCGTCGGCCGCCTTGTCGATGGCCTCGCGCTGCTGGTCGACCGTCTGCGTGAGGTTCTTCGCCGCGTCCGCGGTGTTGGTGTTCTCGCGAGCGGCGGCGTCGAGGGCGTTCTGATACTGCGGGAAGAACTCCTTGAGCTTCTCGACGCTCGTGCCCTGCTCTTCGGCCTTGCGCCGCAACAGCTCGAAGTCCTCGGCGGCTTCCTTGGCGTTGCCGCTCGACACCATTCCGGCGAGGCTTGAGTCGAGAGCCTGCATCCGCTGATTGACGGCGTCGATCTTCTGCCAGCCCTGCCCGAGCCCCTCAGCGATGAAGCCCGTGAACGTTTCGATGCCAGCCGCTGCGTTGCGACCCGAGTCGTTGATGCTTTTGAGGTCGAAGTCGATGTGCTGCAAGGTGCCCGAGCCGTCCTTGCCGCTCTTGCGCAGCTCTTCGAGCGCCTTGCGTGTGGTGTCGACGCCCTTCGCCCCAGCATCNGAGGACATGAAAGCCGAGGCCGTCGCCATCGCTCCGAGGGCACCGGCGACCTTGCCCGCGCTCCGGGCCATCCCCCCGAGCCTGGTGTCGGCCGAGAGCGCGCCCTGTCCGAGGTTGCGCATCTCGGTGTGGGCGGCCTTGATCTTGGGGCCGAGCAGCACGGCGGCGGCACCGACGGCGCCGAGGATGACGATCGTCGCCTGCATCGGGCCCGGCAGGTTGTTGAAGCCCTCGGCGAGCGTGGCCGCCGCCGTGGCGGCCTTCGCGAGGATGGGCAGTAGCGCGTTGCCGAGAGATGCCTTTGCGTTGTCGAACTGCGCCGAGGCGATCCTGGCTGCATTGGCCGCCCCGTCCGAGGTGTTCTGGAAGTCGCCTTGCGTCTGCGAGGTCTGCTTCATGATGATGTTGAGGCGGGCCGTCGCCTTCTCCTGCTCGGTGAGCGACGACGCCGCGCGCTTGCCGGTCTCGGCGAGCGCGGCAGCCTCCACCTTGGCCGCCGAGAGGCCGACGCCGTACCGTTCGAGTGGGTCAGCCTCGCCGCGCAGGCCAGCCTGAATCGCTTCGAGGGCATCGGGCACCGACGTGTTGAAGACGCTCGCCATGTCGGCGGCGCGCTTGGTGAGGTCGATCGTCCACTTCGTTGTGTCCTGCATCGAGAGCCCGGTGTTCTTGAGCATGGCCCCGAGCGGCGTCGCCATCGCGTTGAACGCGCTCTGCGAGAGGCCGAACGAGGCGGCGTTCTGCTTGCCCCAATCGGTGATCTGCTTCGCGCTCGACCCGAACGTCACGTTCACGGCGTTGAGTGACTCGTTGAGATCGCTCGCCTGCTTGACCGAGTCCGTGACCAAGTTCTTGATGCCCTGCGCGGCCTTCATCGCGATGTCGGCCGTGAGCACGCCCGCGGCGGTCTTGCCGATCTCGCGCAACGTGTCCTTGAACTTGCCCGCGTTCTTGTTGGCCTGGTCGAGGCCCTTCGCCGACTGATCCGTCGACCGCACCGTGATGTCAACGGTGTTCTGACTCACTGCGGTTCACCTCCCTTGTGCGGCAACGGAATCGGTACGACGGGTCAGTCGAGCGCCTCGACCGGCAGCGACGCCACGAGTTCGGCGTCGGCTTCCTCGGCCAGCGCCTCGGCGTGCAGCTCGGCCGCGGTGATGACGGCCTGCCCGCCGCCGTCGGTCTCGACCGTGGTCAGCCATCCCATGATGATCTTGAGCACGAAGTCGTCGTCAAGATCGGCGATGCCCTCGGCCGTGGCCGGGATGGGGTCGCCGGTCTCGGGGTCCTCGACGTTCCACGAGACGAGCGCGCGGGCGAAGCGGTCGAACAGGCCGAGGATCGCCCGCGCGTCCGACTCGGTGATGTCCGGCCCGTCCGTCAACTCCATGAGCTCGGCGGCAGCCCGTAGCGCGGACTGACTCGCCCGCCGGACGGTCACGACGAGCCCTTCGAGCTCTCCCGTGAACGGGAGCGTGACCGTCCGGCGCCCCGGTGCCTTGAATCCCATGTCGCTACCTCACGCCCACGTGGGCACGGTGCCGTCGGCGAGCACGCCGGGAACCGCGAAGGTGAGCTCGCCTGCCGCGGAACGGGTGAGCGGGTAGTCGGTGAACAGCACCTCGTTGGCGAGGGTGTCGCCGGACACCGTGAGCGTGACCGTCCTGGCAACCGAGGTACTCGGCACGGTCTTGAACACCGCGTGCGCGTTCGCCGCCGAGCTGTCGTCGAACACGCCGTTGAGCGTGATCGAGAAGTCGGCCAGCAGCAGCAGGCGCTCATAGGCGCTCTTGTCGATGCCAGTGATGTCCTGCACGCCGCGGGGCGTCGAGAACGCCAGGTTGGTGATGTCGTTCTTGATGGCCTGCGCCGAGCCCGCACTGTCGTCGACAGAGCAGGTCGTCCACCCAAGGCCCGATTCCTTCGCCATGAGGGGTTATCCCTTCTCGATCCGGTCGGCGATCCGTAGTTGGTGCTCGCCGAAGTCGTCCACCCAATCCGCGGCGCGGACGTGGGCCCTTACCGTCCCGAAGTTCTGCCGCCAGTCACCGAGATGAACGGCGTAGGTCTCGGGACGAGTCTTATGGTCAGTGAAACAGCGCTGCCCGCTCTCGAAGATGAAGCAGGTCATGCCGTCGCCTGCGCGCTGCTCGCGGAACGTGCGCCGCGAGCGGGTGCGGATGTACTCGGCCTGCGCGCGGCCGAGGTCTGTCCGCTCGTCGATGATCGACCGCCAGCCGTTCCGGTAGGCCCCGCAACCGACCTGCTCGCAGGCGGCCCGCTCGGTGGTGTCCCGGGGGCTGTCGATGGTGTAGGTCTTGTAGGCCGCCGCCGGGCCGACGGGCTCGATCCGGTTCATGGGTCGCATGATCAGAACATGAGGGCGACGCCCTCACCCTTCACGAAGTTGACCGCGAACGTGGCCGAGGTGAACGTGCCCGAGCTGACGTACCGGATGTAGCGCCGGACGGTCGCGGTCGAGCTGCTCGCGATGATGAACTGCCCTCCGGCGGTAGTAAACGCCGTCGTCGTCGCGCCGGTGACGTCGGAGAATGAGGCGTTGTCGGCCGAGTCCTGCACCTTGATCGTGACGCTCGTGCCGGTCACGCCGGTGCAGTGCACCGCCATCGCCCACCCGAACGATGCGCTCGCCGTGGTGTCAACGCCGGTGCCGTTCGTCCCGGTGGTGTCCGTCTTCATGCCCGCGGTGAGCTGACGGCCCCACAGCAGCCCGTAGGCGTTCGCCACCGCGTTGACCCCGAACGTGAACTGCCCGTCGTTGCCCCGGGTGCCGTCGTAGTTGACCTGCTTCGCCACGATCGAGGCGGCCGAGTTGCCGAGCACGGTCCCCCGGAAGTAGGAGGCCACCACGTCGGCGGTCGGCAGGGCCGACAGCTTCGGGTGCGCCTGTCCTGCGGCGTCGTTGAAGAACGACGTCCACTCGATCCGGCCATCGCGCAATCCGCCGATACGCTCGTGCGCGCTCTTGTCGATGCCGGTCACGTCGATGGTCTGAATACCGCCACCGACGTTACCGAGCTGCTGCGTGTCTCCTGAGAGGTTGTACCCATCGACGTAGAAGTTGTCGCCGAGCCCGCTGTCCTTGCCCATCGTTCACCCCTTTCCTAGGCGCTCTGCGTCCACAGATCGTTCATGATGAGCGGCAACGTGATGTCGATGATCCTCATCAGCTTGCCGTCTTGGTTGAGGTAGCCCGCCTGCGAGCTCATCGGTATGCCGTAGGCGCCGAGCAGGTCGACGTTGCGCACGGACCCGCCGAGGTCGAAGTCGTCCGAAAACGACGCCATGAGCTTGATGTTGGCCGCGAGCATCGCCGGGTCGATGGCGTCCTGTGGCTCGCTGATCATCGAGGTGTAGAGCCGGATGCGGAAGACGAGCCGGGCCGAGGTAGCCGAGAGCCCGCTCGCGCTCACGGCCGGGCCCACCGAATCGAGCCACACGGCGGCCGTGAGGCCCGAGCCGGGCGCGCTCTTGGGCTCGTGCTTGTTGACCCGGGCGAACATGCCCGAGGCCAGCATCGGCGAGACGATGCCATCGAGCACGGCCACGACAGTTGCTTCGGCAGTCATCGGGTCACCCCATCCGTCGGATGTACTGCGAGACGACGCCCCCGGCGATGTGCCGGACGCGCGAGCGGGTCACCTGCGCGGCCCGGCGGAACGAGGCGTAGCCCTTGAAGCGCGTCGTCGCGTTCCTGCTGCCGTTGCCTTCGAGCCACGGCCCGTAGACGACGCCTCTGTCGTTGACCACCCGGTCGGTCATGTACCCGACAACGTTGATCTGCGTCTCGTAGTACGGGGTGGGGTTCTTGAGCGAACCGTCGAGGTTGTGCTGCACCTGTTCGAGCGCGTAGCCCGCTACCCGATCGACGATCGCCTGCGTGACCTCGTGGCCTGCCTGCACGGCCCGGCCGTCGAAGATCGGACCGGTGAGCTTGATCTCGATCGCTTCCATGTCAGACCGTCCGGAGCCGGCACTGCTGCCCGTAGTTGGAGGCCACCCGGTCGCGCAGGTCCGGCAGGCCGACGCCGAGCTTCGTCCCGGACCCCTGCGGCCCGTACTCGCGGGCGTAGCCCGCCCGGCCCGAGAGCAGGGTCGTGACGGCCGAGGCGACCGCGAGCTCGACGACGTCACCGGGCACGACGTGGCGCTCGATGCTGGCCGCGTCGAGGTGGCTCGCGGCCGTCGAGCCGCGGGCCCCGCGCTCGACCGTGCACGCCCGGCGGGCGTAGACATCGGCACCGGTGGTGTGCGCCGCGAGCACCGAGCCGTCGGCCGCGCGCTGCACCGTGAGGTTGTTGCCCGAGATGTCGAGCACGAGCATGCGCTCGCTGTCCACGAGCAGCAGCTCGCCCTCGGCGTACTCGCTGCCGGTCGAGACCGCGACCGTCCGGGCAGCCTCGCTGGCCGCGAGGTCGGCGCCGATGTTCTGGCCCGAGTCGGCCCACGCTTTCGCGGTCACGATCATGCGCTCGGTGCCGATGATCAGGTGATCGCCGACGCCCACCTTCGAGCCGTCGGTCACGGTGAGCGCGGTCACGCTGGCGTTGATGGCCCCATCGAGCGCCCCGGCAGCCTCGCGGTCGTCGCCCTGCCCCCACAGTCCAGTGACCGCGACCGCGCGCTGTGGGGTGCCCGCGGTGTAGTCGAAGGCGGCCGGTCCGCCTCGATCGAGCTCGATCCGGTCGTAGGGCGGGCCGTACGCCTGCGGCTCAAGGAAGTAGTCGGTGGCAGTGATCGTCACGCCACCCGAGGTGAGGGCCGAGACCGAGATGAGCGCGTTGCCGTCGAGCCACAACCGCCACCGGTGCGCGGTCTGCGGCGGGGGCCACTCGAAGTAGCGAG